CAGTCGCAAGGACGTTGAAAGCAGTTTTGGTTTGCTTGAGCATAACCTCTTGAGCCATCCTAGTGAAAGTCTTGCTAACAACATCAAGACGAGCCTTACGGACATACTTGCGATCAAACGCAAGGGCGCTGTCCAAGGTGTAAGTCGTGAACTTGAGTTCGTTGTGAGCAGGAAAGACTTGACTATAAGGAAGCCCACCAGCAACCTGCTGAGAATACACCTCGATGTAATCCTCATCAGTGATATCGTAGAAAAGATCCAAAGGCAAAGATGGATTATCATCTTCTCCATAAGAAATCGTGCTATACAGATTTGCTATAGTAGGAGCATTGTTGATAACCTCTGACACCACAGGTCCAAGCAGTTCTGCAACTGCTGCCTGTGCCTCATAAGCCTCTTCACGATTATTAGATCCCATAGCTCTAATAAGAGCCAACTGATCTTCAGTTCTTTTAATTGTGATTTTCATGATCGTAAAATATTAGCAGCGGAGTTTAAGAATTGCGTAAGCACCAGCGAATGCATCGGTAGTGCCACCCTGTGATTCCCTCAAGCCAGTAGCGATGAAGGTGCCGACCGAATGTGCGTGATGTGCGTGATGATTAGTTTTATCGCTGACAATTCCACTAACAGTTCCATTCTCAGATGGAACAGCAAAGGAGTTAATAGCAGGTGCAAGACTATCTGCTAATCCCTTTACATTGATAGTGAAAAGCCCTCGCGTAGCGATAGGCACAGCTTCACCAGATACAACACACTGAAGCTCTTCTTTTTTCTGCGGATAGTAAAGAAGATTCTCTCCATTCTCGTCCTTGTTGCGAACATCTCGCAAAAGGATTCCCAAAGCCTTTTCATTGCCTCCAGTTGTAGACATTTTGGTAACCTTGTAAGGCACCTCTGGATACATGGAAAGACCGTTACCTAAAGTAGTCTGGAACGAGTCTGAATCGCCTCGCTGGACATACTTGACAGGATCAGTGCTCAGGTTTCCATCGGAAACCTTAACAACAGAACCCGCTTCGCCCGTTTCAGCATCGAGAGAATAGAAGTTGATAACATCATTCTCGTCGTATTGACGAAACGGCAATAAACGTGTAATTTCGTTAGCCATAATTGATTAGTTGATTGTATTAATTTGATACTTCTACAGAGAAGTTCTTCTTAAGCCTCTCGACAAAAGAAATCTGTTCGCTTGCTTCTGCGTTATTGTTTGGGATAGATGCCTCTGCCTCACCCTCCTCAACTTCAAGCTCTTCTGCTGGCTCGTCCTCTTCCGCAGCTTCCTCTTCATCAGGGTCATCCCCTTCTTCGCGGCTAGCTACAGCTTCGTCAATACGAGCTTTAATCTCAGCTTCTTTGGCTTCGATATTCTTTTTCAGCTTATGAGCAAAAATAACCTCAAGCTTTTCCTTATAGGAATTAAAATCTTCATCAGAAGAACCAAGATCCTTAACTTCAGCGGTAACAAGAGCTAATTCCTTTTCATTAAGGTCATAGTCGCTGTCAATGAAGTTCATGCGATCATTAAAGAGATCGACCGCAGCTTTCGCTTCTACATCGCTCTTAAGGGCATCTAATTCTTCTTTCGTCTGCTTAAAAGAGTCTTTTAACTCTGCAAGCTCTGCTTCAGCTTTCGCTTTAGCCTCCTTCTCAACGTCCATCTTGGCTGTCCAAGACTCGTTGTGTTCTACGAGAGTATCTCGGATAGTCTCGCTAACAGTTTTAGCCTCAGAGCCTTCCTTCACTGCGGAAGCAACGCTCTTGGACAACTGAGTAATAAGTTGGTCGAATTGTTCTTTATCCATATTAAAAATGTTTTTTAATTTGTCAGACTTTACATTAATATTAGCGTTTCGGGAAATTTTTTCTATTTTTTTATCCTCGTCCTCCTCTTTACTTGTATAAACACCCCTTACAGCAGCGGCAGGGTTTCTTGTTAACGCCGCTCCTAATGGATAAGTTTGACCGACAATTAATCTGTTAACAGGTTTACCATCAGGATCTTCTCCCTTCCCACCTAAACCCTTGACATATTGTTTTAGGTCTTCTTTTTCGGCACCTGTCGCAATAGTAGAATCTTCTAAAAATTTAGACCCTACAGCAACTTCAAATTCTTTAAATGCTAACTCCCAACTAGTAGAAATACTTTGATAGGTTTCATCATCTTCTTCTGAAGCATTTTCAATAGCTTCTGCTAGCTGTGGATAAACAGACTTGTAAATCAAGCCAGCAGCATTCATATAAAACGGCTCTTTTTTATCGGCGTAAGATTCAATATCGTTATTTTTAAAGTCAAACTCTCGTTCAGAGAAGGACGCATTAATCATGTGACCGACGATTTTATCTTTTTTGTGCTCGATGTTAATCGGCTTATTGATAAATCGTTTTATAGCAGCTATTGCAGTTTTTGCATCAATGCCATCGCCATTTTTGTTGAATTCATTAACTTTTGCTAAATTAAAGACAACAGGTAAAACGTCGATATTCTGATCTGGGTCAAAACCTTCGGGCAGCAGAGATTCTGCTGCTTCTTGGATAGCTCCTTGTGAAAGGCCAAATAATTCAAACTCCTCGTCTTTTATCTCTCTTACTTTACCTTCAAACAAACAAATGTTAAAATCATCCAATGACATATCTTTTCTTACACAGAAATTTGAGTTGAATGATATAAAATTGCAGAAGCTAAGTCATCTAGTTGATGCTGACACCCTAATTCAAGAACTTTTTTGTTAACCGCAAGAGATGTAAGTTTGTCTAAATCTTCTACTATTTCAGATAAAGTTGGTTCCCAATCTACAGCGTCTTTTGCTATAACAATAGACTCGCAAACTTGAGCAACCATTTCTTTTTTCTGCTTAGACATTCTCTTTAAGCCAAACTTAGAAGCGAATTCCCTGAAGGCTAAAAGCTCAAATTCATTTATTCTTTTAGTAGCCTCTACTATGTTTTTCTTTGAATAAGAAGAGTTAGAAACTCCAATAGGTCTGCCCCCTGACGGAGAAACAGGTTTTTGAGCGTCCTTTGGCTCTGGGTCTCCTCCTTGCGGAGTTGACTCATCATATAAATTAATTGTGTTAACAAGTGGCATATAGTGACCTTTTTCTCTATGCTCTTTAAACTTATCTTGTGCGCTTTCCATGTCTTTAGCATCAGGAAAGACCCCAGTGTGAACAACTTGCATTCCTTGCTCTGGAGTCAATACACCAAGCTCCATTAGCCTTGTGGCCAACTTAGAAAGATTGTTATCATCCATAGTGTCAGTTTTGGCGAACTTCGCCTCTGGCCATGAACGCAACCCAGCAGCCTTACAAATTCTTCTGATCTCTGGGTTAATAAAATCATTTAAAAAAGCTCTCCTTGATTCCTCTAATCTTTGGAAGAAAACTTTCATTTTAATCTGAGTGTCAGAATATTTTGAGTCTCCGATAAGAACATTTTGCAAACCTTGCTCAATATCCTTGTTTATAACTTCATATTTTTCTGGACCGACAACTTTTCGGATATCAGGAATTATGAAATCGGCTTTTGTGGTATAGTCAGAAACAAGAACACGACCAACGCTCTGGTTTTTGAATATCTGTTGCATAGCTGCCAAGTTCCTGTGATTAACACCGCCTTTATCTGGCTCATTACCCATAGTCACTAGAAGCACAACATTTTCAATAGAACGGCTAATTGCCTGATCAATGTTTTTTAATTCTATTTTTCTATTAAGATCATCAAGAACAGAATAACCGACAGGAATAGCCAAAGGCTCATAGTCTTGTTTCTTCGCGAAAACCACATGCAACAACTGAGGGTCAAGTTTAATTTGAATCCTTGTCATAGCGTATGCGCTTTTACCCGCCTTGAGAGCCTCGCGCACATCTTCAGGCAACGAGTTGAAAACCTCTATCTCATGCTCTGTTTCTGGCTTCTGTAGCCTAGAAATTTCAAAAGGAGATAAAACTTTAAAATATTCATAACCACTAAAAGACACAGACCCTTTAGTCGCTATATCCGTAGGGTTAATTAACAAATATCTAATCGGTATTTCTTTTCTTGAGCTAGCTCCGTATGCCTCTAGCATTTTTTGAGAATTCTTTAAGGGGATCTTTCCATCGACCCTATAGAAAAATACATTACCAGAGCGGTAATACTCTCTGAAGTATTGCTCTTTTAAATCATGCATTCTGATTCTCTTGAACCAAGCATCAATAAACTTTTTTGATTTTTCTGTGCCTCCTTCTAGGTAGATATCGGAATCAGCAAATTCTGAAAGAAGGTCAATAGTCCCTCTAAATGAAGAAATATTAAAATAAGCCTTCTGGCAAAGCTCTACAGCCTCTTTTGCGTCTGCCGCATCTTTCTCGTAATTAAACGGCAAAATACCATTTTTAATATTATCAAACCTATTAGTAAGACCAGAGAGAGCTACTGAATTGATTCTAGTTTTTGTCCTAGTGGTCGGACCATCTAGCCTAGAGGCTTTTGAACTGAAAATAGGTTCTCCAATTAACTCTGGAGAAAAGTCCTCCTCGTCAGCATTTACTAAATTTTCAATAGGCTGTTCATTTTTTTTGAACTTAGCCCAATATTCGGATCTCTTGGTATATTTACGAGGCATATCAAAGTTTACACTAAAGTTATAAAAGTTACTTTGAAACTTTTCAAATTGCAAACGGAATAAATGTTCCTTGTGGTTTCTTCTCTACAGACGCACTTTCTGAGTCGAAGAAAACTTTGGCGAACCAATTCCCTAAAACTAAAGCAGAATAAGAGTCTTTTCTTGCTCTGTTCGGTCCTTTTTGTCTCCTTAAGTTTTGAGGTAAATTAAACGACTGTGATCCTTGTGGGTTGCCAATCACCTCAATGTTAGCACATTCAGACTTTGTAAGTTCTACCACATACTTTTGATGATCAATTAAGTCGATCATCATCGCCCCTTTGGAGGCTACGGGTGTCTTTATATCCCATTTTAGTTTTTCTATTGGTATATTCTTTTTTCTTTGTTCGTCAAAATGACTATCAACAGCCCTAGAAGCAAATAGTATTCTTTTATGGTCTATTGCTGCCTGTAACATCTCATTGGCGTTTCTTATCCAGTTTGATGTGGGTTTTCTTAAGATGCAGTAATTACGCTCCCTAGCATTATATTGATTTTTAAAAGATAAAATATCTGAATTCCAGTTCTCTGGTTTTTCCAGATCAACATCAATTACCCCTATCTTTACATTGTTTTCTTTAAACAAAGCACTCTCGTTACAAGAATTTATAAACTGAACTCCTCCGTTGTAGTCCCCGCAGATACCGACAATATTAAAATGTTGTATTAGGTATAAGAAATATTGCATATGCTCTTTCAGAGAAACTCCTGCTATTGCATAGCTGTGAACTAAACAAATCTTTTTTGCGTCTCTGTCTATTTTAAACACATGCATTGCAAAGTGGTCAGCACTTGTGTTACCTGCCCAGTTGGGGTCAAAGGCCAATAAATACTCATCACTAGGATTACCCACAACCTCTACAGAAGGAAACTCGCCATCAGGCACTGTGCAAGCCGCCATTTTTGATAATCTGAAATACCCATCACTTTCATCTATGAACTGAGCACCAAACTCTCTCTTGAACTGCATCTCACTCATGGTCGCCTTTGCTTGTTTAAGCAGATTCTGATCGTATAACCTTGATGGAGCGCAGTCATAACTTAACTGCATAATCAGTCTATAAGCATCATCTTTAAAACCCTCCTCTTCATCATCGTCGCTTTTTAGCTCTTGCCCATGAATTAGATCTTCATACTTCTTATAAAGTTTATACATGTATTCGAATTTGAAGGATGGAGATGACAGGATGATAAGCTTGTTGTTAGGCCAAATGTATCTATCCTCTTCTTTCATCTCGCCCTTGTCGATTAATTTGGATTCTAAATTGTATAATTCCTCCCTCTCGATAGGATTCTCTACCACACCCAGAAATGGTATAATAACTTCATTAAATATCTTTTCAGGTATAGTTAAGAACTCATCCAATACAATCCTGTTAAATCGAAATCCACGGAGTCTTTCACCATTAGCTAACGGAAGGGCTATCGCCCTAGCCTTACCTAAAGTTAATGTCCATTGGTCAGTTCCTTTTGTTATTTTAAATCCACATTCTTTAATTAGACTGGCTTCGGGTTTACTAACAATGTCCTCCATCTTTTGGAATATCTGTTTAGATTGTCTGAAGCTTCCTGCTATTACCCCTATATTGGCGTTAGGATTGAGTAGGCACTCAAGTAATACATAAATGGCAGTAGAGAACGTCTTTGACATACCCCGCGAGAAAACGAACATAGAGTAATCAGAAACCATCATCCCCTTAATAGCCATTGCTTGAAAGGGGAATAACCTGACACCTAAAAAGAGTTCAGATGTAAATGCTATATTGTTCCGTAGGAACTTATACAGCAAATACTTCGCTTCTTCTTCTTTGATACTGCCATCAAGTCCCTTTAGGAACTCGTTGAGTTCCTGAGAGGAATGCTCAAGCCGATATCCTTGTTTTCCCTTTGTCCAAGACATTTACTCGTTCATCTATAAAATATTGTAAGTCTGTATTCCACAATCCGTCTCCATAGTGCAGAATTAGTGGAATAATTTTTTTAGCTCCTGCTCTATTGTGTGCAAAAATGATTTGTAGGTTTTTCGGGTAATCTATAAGCAGATTGCGAACATTGTGCCACAGATACCCTAAGTTAGATTTGAATTTAGATTTTTTATTGTGCTCTTCTAGTTTGCTAATAGTTGTCTCTGCTACTACAAACATATATGAATTAAACTGAACACACCTATCCATCTCTCTCCTGAATCTATCTATATCTTTACCAAAGGTCTGTCTGAAATCATCCTGAGCTTTTCTATCTACAAATGTAGATGTATAATAATTACCTCTAGCTGTATAATCCCCGAAATCTAATTTGTTAATTATAGAGTCTTTAAATTTCAACGGAGCTTTTTCTCTTGTATCTGTAAATAATGGAATACCACTTCTATCGACCTTCCAGAAATCTCTAGGCAGTCCCCCGCAAAAATGATTATCTACTCCTAGCTCATCCAAGAAGCTTTTATAAGACCCCCATAGTTTTTTATAATAATAAATGCCAGCCATCTCTGACAAATCATAAAAAAGGTTAGGTGGAGAGCTTTTTACCCCCTTTAAATCAAATTTTTGTTTCGCTTTCTCTTTGAGGTAATTTTTGACATCTTCCTCTGGAGCCGAGTCCATCCATAACTTAAAATTATCATAACTGATAAAATTATCCCTAAAGTATTGATCGTAAGATTTGAAAGGGATTTTTTCACCCGAATACAAATCTTTTCTTTCGTAGTGTTTGACGTAGTAATCACCAATAGTGAGAGCGTGAGCTTTCAGGTGCGCGTGAAAGCTCCTCTTGTTATCAAACTTTTTGTTACACTCTAGACAAGTGAATTCCATTACAATATTTCTTTTTTAGATATACCTAAAATACGAGCCTTATACTCATCCATCGTTTCAAGTCGATCAGCTTCCTCTTCTATTAATTTGTTTTGCATCTCTGCCATCATGATCATACGATCACGCTCTTCTTTCTCTTGAAATGCCTCAACGAGTGCAGCAATACTCCCATTCTGCTCTCCTCTTGCCTTTAAACGCGCCTGACGGCTTCCATTAAGGTCTTTCGTCAAAGATTCGATTCTTTTCTCACATTGGTTCAACTCCTCGCTGGTGGCCTTTATAAGCTCAGTAAGACGCAATGTTATATCTCGTTCATTATCAGTGTCATTGAGCATATTATTCAATCTGTCGATTCTTTGCTGGATATGCTTCTGCCTGACGTAGTTTGTGCAAACGGTAATATACAAATTTAGCTCATCGTTTGTCAGGTCGGGCTTGTCCCACACTGTCCTCACAAATTCGCTCTCAAATAAATCTCTATCTGCTATTGTTGAGTATTGATTAATGAAATGCACGAACCTTGGACTCTTCAAGTAGAGCAAAAGCTTCTCGCACATTTTCTTTTGTTTTGTTTGGATGGATATTTCGTCAAAATTCTGCCCAGCCCAATCATTCACCTTTTTGATAGCTCTTGATAAAGATTTCGGTGGAGACCACTTGTCGTTAGTCAACATTTCATTATCATCAACTATCTCTGGCCTATGCTGACGCAAGAATTCCATCACCGTCCTATGTTGTTGACTTAGTGGCTGTATCTCTCTGTCCTTAAAGGTCAAGCGAGTCACTTCAAGAGCGTTCATGCCACGTTCAACATTATTACTCATCAGAAACTCTTTCTGTTCTGATGTTAGATCAACCTCCTCCACCCTTGGAACTAAAGTAGTAGTGAATTCTAAATTATTATTAATTAAAAATGATCTAACAGCCCTGCCTTCTTTTGAGCGACCATCAAGAGAGTCATTCTCAAAGACTGTTTGAGTGATATGTTTCAAATCAGGGTTACGAGCAAACTCTTCTTGTATTTGATTCTTTTGTTCTTGTGTTAATTCTATATTGCTCATAAAATATCGTGCTCTTTCATAATTTTAACAGCTATCTGGTAAAATTTCTTTTTTAAATTAGCCATTTGCTTGTATCGTGGCTTTTTCCTCTTGGAAATATCAGCTTTGAAGCCAAACTTTTTTGCAACATCATTTTCATTGATGTTTTCTATATAAAGCATATAATAAATTTTTTTATGCTTTTCGTTTAGTTGCTCCATAACTAATCCGTGCAACTTTCCAGACGAATCCTCATAATCCACAAAATCTTTAATACTGCCAACCCCTGTGGCTGTTCCTTCTTCTAGAGCTAAGGGAAGCTTTATATTGTAAGCTCTTTCTTTCTTTTTCTTCCACTTGGCAAAATCAGCGCAAGTGTCGTCTTGCTCCTTGCTTTTTGTATATTCACAAGAAGTAGCACCCATATTATGGGGGCAACGCAAACACGGCTTGG